CAGACCGTGTGGTGAGCTGCGGACATGCGGGCTTTGCGAAACTCGCTGTGCGTCCGACCGAAGACGATTTCTGAGAGGTAGAGTTCAACGCCGCGATCCTTGGCCTCGGCGTCAATCTCCCGAAGAAGATCCCGCGCCCGAAGGGCCAAATCACGACCGTCATCCTCAGACATCAGGCGCTGATACTCGGCGTCTACTTCCGGGCCATGCTTGGCCTCGAAGGCAGCAGCCCGCGCGTCCCGATCTGCCTCAAGGTGGCTGTCAATCGAGCGGGTCGTCGCGTTGTTGAAGCGGGTGTTGGTCTGCATGTGTCTCTCCCAAGTTGTGGAGAGAATGTAACCATGAGCAACAATTTAGGTCAACAAAAAAAGTAACCAATAGCGACATTTTGCGCTATAGCACTTCCACAGCAACGAATTTGGAGGCCCACAGCGGGTCGGGAATTCCAAGAGGGAGTGACAAATTATGAGAGAGGTGTCTGGCGGCGCGTTGTGCGCCTCCTGTTCGCGGCCCGTCGACACGGAAGACGTTTGTCTATGGGAAGACTGGTGCGACGATCATGCAATCGGCATACGGATCACATGTAAGGGATGCGGATTGATCCTACTCGCACGTCTGCCGCAGAGGCCAGATCTGCAGCCGGATGACGTTTACTAGGCTTGAGAGAGGTCGGCAAACTCAGGTTCATTCATAAGAGAATACCGGAGCAATTCTGGCTTCTTGATTTTCGGGTGCACCGCCTGCCGAAACGCGTAGAGGAAATTGTCCAGCCGATCATAAGCATCGATGATGCTTTGCAGGCAGGCGCTGTTGTAGAGGTGCCCGCCCTCCCGCCAGTCTTCTTCGCTCACACCTTGGCCGGCCATCGCTGCCGAGCGTTTGCGCCCGCGTGCGGTCTGAAGGTGGATGCGGTGGTCCCATACAATAATCGCGTCATCGATATTCTCGGCATACCCTGTTAGCCAGTGAGCGAAGCGGTTTCGGTGACCCTTCGGTCGATCTTGCAGGCGGATCAGTCGCCGGAAAACCGCGAAATGGTAGTCGTCAAGGTAGTGTTCGGCGGCAGAGACTGTCGCGGACTCCAGTTGGTGGTCTTTCAGCTTGTCCAGTACAGCGTAAATGGCCTTGGTATCGGTGCCGACGAAAACCTGAAAGAATCCCTTCAGGTGTATTTCGCAGCTGGCGTACCGCGTCATGATCTTGGCGATTTGGCTCGCTTGCACAGGCCGCTCGTCCAGAGCTAGGGCGGGGTCCTGGTGCGGGATGATTTGGCCCGGAAAGTCGGTCAGGCGCTCAGGCTCAATCAGCGGGAGTTGCCGGTAGGACATCGAGCTTCCCTTGCTCTAGGCCTTCTTTTTGTCGGTGAAGGTTTCGAGGATCTGGCGGGCCTGGTCGCGGTTGCGAGCGGGGATGTGGGCCCAAATGTCCACTATCTCGGCGCCCTCCTTGTCTTCCTCAGCCAGCGGGTTCTTACCGATCAGTTCCCAAGGCTCGCACGTATATGCAGCGGCAAACTTGTCCAGGATGTCAGCGTTGTGACGCTTCGTCCCGCTCTCTAGTTGAGAGATGTAGGCGCGAGCCAAGCCGGTCAGCTCGGCGGCTGCTTCCTGCGTGAGGCCGCGAAACTTGCGCCACTCTTTGAAGAATTGGGTCTTTTGGTCGCTCATGGCGACATTGTGACGATTCTCCGCTGAAATGTCTGTCATCAGAAAGGTACAATTTGGGTTGACGGAAATGTAGCTATCTGTGACATTCATGGCATGGATCATTTCAACAAGTATCTTGAGGCCCGAGGCAGGGGCTCGATGAGCGCGCTAGCTGCCGAGGTCGGTTGTCGGCACAGTCACCTGTCGGTGCTGAAGCGCAATGTTCTTCGCCGCCCCTCCTTGGAATTGGCGTTTGCTATTGAAGATGCGACCGGCGGCGAGGTGCCAGCGCGCTCATGGTTGGAGCGGTCGCCTGATAAGGCGGCCGCCTGATGCCGCCATCACTCCCCCATACGCTTGATCGGGATTTCATCGATCCGTTCGCAGGAGAGGATTTCCCGGCGGAGGTTGGAGAACAGACCGACCGCAGCATGTCTCGTAAGGACGTGCGTGAACTCCTGCCCGCCGCTTTCGAAGGTGATTTCGAAACGATCTCCGAGCCATTCGACCAGGGGCGGGTGTTCGATGAAGAGTTTAGGGCTGGATCGATCCATGTCTCGCTCATGTCCGTTGGAAGCGGATTAGAGCGGACAGGGGCGACAGAAAGAGTCCTGACCGTTAACGGGTCAGTCCTCGTCCTCATCGGGAACACCGAGAGCTTTCCTGACCTCTGCAAGGCGCGGGGACGGGGTTCCGTCGGCTTCGAAGGCGCGCAGCTCAGTGACCAGCTGTTTGTCGAGATTGCCCCACAGGAAGTAGGCCACGGAGCGCGGCAGCGAGAGGCGGACACGCCCGGTCGCGGCATCGTCGCGCCGTATCTTGAACTCAATTTCGTCCAGCTCGAATTCCAGGTCGACAGTCGACCCGTCTTCATTCCAGTCGACTTCCGGATAGTTCGAGACGGCGCCCTTGATCGTGAACATGAAGGCTCCATCAATATCAGCGCGGATGCTGATGGCGCGTTCAGTTCCGGTCTGCAACCGGTCAGAGGTTGGCTGGGTCCGGGCTGGCACGCTTGGATGGGCCTTTCTCGCCTTGTGGGTGTGTATTCCCGCGTTTTTTGTGCGGAAACAGCACGTCGTTCGACCACTTCCCGCAGGCTCGGCACCGGTATGTCAGCTGCACGCCGCCCAGGTGAGCCAGCCGACGGGGCCTCTCCTGCATTACCACGATCAGGTCGCAGGCATTCTTTGAGCACAACTCGCTTTTCATGCCGTGAGGTTGCACGAGGAGTCTTACACCCGTCCGTGACGACCGTCACGGACTCGGTGCGGGCGCGGAATAAAAACATTACGGGATCAAGAGGCTTGAGCGCGAGAGAAATTCTCTGCCCTGGCCTCATAAAGGTCCGCCGCTGCGTTCAGCTTCTCTCGGTAGGCAGGATTGATAATCCGGCAAGCCGCAAGCTCTCGAACAGCCGCCGCCGTTTCTTCCAATTCCGCGACGAGCTGATCCCGTCGCTTCGATCCCAAAGAAATCATCGCCCTATTTCCTGGTCTGACTACGCCTGTCGCGAGTTGTCGGACGGGGAGGGGCGTTTCGTCCATTTGAACGAGAGAGGCCCTGTTCAATGTCAGTCATGAAACCCCGCGTCACAGGCTCTTTCTCGGACGCTGTTAGCCGAGTCGCTGGCGAACTCACCGCAGTTGGCGCGGGTGAGGTCATCGGAGTGGGGCGCGGTCGGATCTATGCCGCCACGGACCCTGACCAGGACAACTACTCGCCCCTGAACGTCGAGCAGGCTCTCAAGCTGGACGTGGCCTATCACCAGGCCTGCGGCAAGGAAGGCCCGATCATGAGGGCCTACCATCAGCAATACGAGGACGCGATCACCCAATCTGAGGGAGGAGTCGATCTCGTCGTCCGGATTGGTCAGATCGGCAAGGAGGCGGGCGATGTTGTTGATCGCATCGCCAAGGCCCTGGACCCCAACTCCCTCCACGGGCGCGAGCTATCGCGCCGAGAGGCGATGGAAATCCTCAAAGAGCTTTCGGACCTGCGCGAGGTGATCGACGCAACCGAGAAGGAGGTCCGCTCTCAGGCGGGCCTTGAAGTGGTCGTGGCGCCGGCGACCAACCCCGAAAAAGCGGCGTAATCGAGAAAGGAGCCGAAATGGCTGAGAACGTGAAAGCGGGACGTAACGGATTTGACCCTGACAAGGTGGCCGCGTTTGTGTCGCGCATTGAGAACCTGAACAAGGACATCGAGACTTCCAAGTCCCAGCATATGTCCCGCTGCAAGGAAATCCGCGGCGACATCAACGTCGTCCTGGGCGAGGCCAAGGACGAGGGCATCTCCAAGACTGCGCTCAAGTCGATCATCAAGCAACGCGAGCTGGAGCGGAAGGTCGAAGCCTGTCGCGACAAGCTTGAGAGCGAGGAACAGCACGAGTTCGACAAGATCGCCCAGGCTCTCGGCCAGCTCAAAGACACCGAGCTTGGCCAAGCCGCGATGAAAGAAGCGGCATGAGTGACGGCCCCGTCATTCTTGCTCTCGACCAGAGCTCGACCCGGACGGGGTGTGCGAAGGGGCGACCGGACGGACCGGTCGCCCTCTTCTCCTATGCCAACCCGAAATGCGGGAGGGATTATGGCCGGGCGTTCGAGGCCTATCGGGCATGGCTTTCAGACACGCTCTCGGGCGTCGATCTGGTTGCCTTCGAAACCCCGGTCAATCCGTCAGTCCTAAACCTGCACACGGCTCGGCTTCTCTACGGCATCGCGGGGTTCATCGAATGGACCTGTCGCAAACAGGGCGTCGAGGTTCTGGAGACCGACAACAACCAGATGAAGAAGCTCATCTACGGGAAGGGCGGGAAGAAGCCTGCTGAGTACCTGGCGAAGAGCAAGGCGCGGTCTTGGGGCTTCGACCCTGAGAACATCGATGAATGTGACGCCGCGGGCGTCTTCCTCATCACCGTCCAACATCGGTACCCGGATGCGTTCAACCGCGTCTGGGCCAAGCAGAAGGCTCTACAGTTATGAACCCGAATGCAGACCAGATTGCAGAGGCTATCGTCTTAGCCGCCACGCTGAACGTTGTGGACCCGGTAGATGTGTTGATTTCTGACACCCAACAGGGGCGGGCTGGAGGTGTGTCCCGCGCCCGTCGGGTCGTGTCGCTCGCTTTGGCCGGGACTTGGGGAAAGCCGCTCTATCATTGGCCGGCGAAGCTGGGGTGGAGCAAGAATTCGAAGTCAGCATCGGTCTACATGAATCAGGCGCGGGCCCGCAAGGTCCACGAGTTCCCCGAGTTTGAAATGGTGGTTCGAGAACTCGGCCGAGACCTGGACGATGTCTTGGCCGTACTGGTTCCGCAGGAGGGGAACAAAAAGACCGAAGGAGAGGCTATAGCCGAGCTCCTTTCGGAAATTCCGACCTCGCGCACTGAGCTGAAGACCTATGAGCAACGACTGGCCCCGTCGAAGCCTGATAGCCGTCTCCCACGATCACAATCGGTGAAGGTCACGCGGTCCGCCGACCGGGCGCGACTGGAACGGATGAAGAAGCACATGCTGGAGCGGCCTTCGCCAAAGGCGCCGACCCCAGCCCGGAATTCCCCAGCAACGGCCACAGATCCCCTGGAAACGGCATTCATGGGGCCGATGGACATGCGGATCATAGAGAAGGTCCAGCGCCTTCAGCGAGCCGGTGACGGGCTGAACTCGATCCGGAACACGATCAATGCAGAGTTCCAGGTCCACAAGTCTATGGACTGGGTCACTCGCGCGACCATCACAGAGTTGCCGAGGGACGCCGCATGAGCAAGCGCAAGGCCATTCCCGTAGGCATCAAACGCGACGTTCTCGCCCGCTCTGGTGGCATGTGTGAGGCCGAGGGATGCGGTGAAGTGGGCAGGGAGTTCGAACACCGAATTCCCGTTGCTCTTGGCGGAGAGAATACCGTCGAGAACCTTTGGCTGGCGTGCCGAAAGTGTCACCGCGAGAAGACCTCAAATGAGGACATCCCGCGCATCGCCAAGGCCAAGCGCCAGGCTCGATTGACGGGACAGCAGGCTCGCCGACAGCGGGCGAAGGCGAACGGCACCTACGCGCCCATCCCGTCACCGAAGAGTCCGTGGCCCCCGAAGGGCTCACGGAAGCTTCAGAGCAGGGGGTTCGGCGAATGAAACAGAAGAACGCGCACACCTGGGAGCGAGATGAGCTGGACTGGTATGTCGAGCCGACCAAGGCGACCCACCAGCTTCTTACTCGTGAGCGATTTATGGGCCCGGTCTGGGATCCGGCGTGCGGCGGCGGGAACATCGTCAACACGCTGATCGAACGTGGCCACCAGGCGTATGGAACGGATATCACCAGACGGGTCGACAGCACTGTCGGATGGTTCCACGGCGAGCGGGACTTCCTTCAGATGATCAATCCTGTGGCGGGCAACATTGTCTGCAACCCTCCTTTCTTCAGAGCAAAGGGGGCAGAGGCGTTTATTCGGAAGGCCCATGCACTGGCCTGGGGCAAGATCGCCATGTTCGTCGACATCCGGTTTCTGGCAGGGTCCGTCCGGGCGGAGAACCTCTTTCAGGAGCTACCGCCGACGCGGGTCTGGATCGTGACGCCTCGCGTGTCCTGTCCTCCCGGGAAATATCTCCTCGACGGCGGCAAGGCCGGTAACGGGTCATCCGATTGGTGCTGGATCGTCTGGGACAAGACCGCGCCAGCGCCGACCTCACCGGCCATGGGATGGCTCACCGCAGCTGATGCCGATTGGCAAAGCCCCTCTGAGCAGCGAGCGACCTTGCGGCTCACCAGTAGCATGTCTCCCGAGGAGGCAGCCGCATGATGGATCACTATGCCGGGGCGCTCGAAGGGGATTCTGGACTTCACAATCTGGATGCTGAATTCGGCGTCCTTGGCACCCTATTGGCGCAGAACGATCTGCTGGACGAGTTGGATTTCCTTCGTCCTGACCACTTCTTCGACCCCCTGAACGGTCGTATTTTTCAGCTGGCCACCGAGATGATCGACGCGGGCCAGCGGGCCGACGCTATCTCCATGAAAGGGCGCTTGAGTGATCAACTGGCTTCCTATGGCGGCCCCGGCTTTCTGGCTGACTTGGTTCTAGCTGAGACGATTCAATCCGCGGCGGTTCAGTACGCTCGAGAGGTCGTTGAGCTAGCCACGCGGCGTGACCTGATCGAAGCAACAGATCAGACTTCCAGGCTGGCGAAGTCGAGTGATGCGAAGGCAGGTCAACTTCTGGATCAGCTGGAGACACGGATTGCGGACCTTCGCGAGAACCGTGGCGAGAAGGCTTCGTTCGACGATGGGGCGGCAGGCGCGCGTCTTATCGCTCAGGAGCTCGCTGACGCACTGGAGAAGCCCGACGATGCATCAGGCGTAACCACGGGCTTCAGGACGCTGAACGATCGAACTGGCGGTTTCCAGCGCGGAGACTTGATCGTGATTGCTGGGCGCCCGTCCATGGGCAAAACTGCGCTCGGTCGTAATATCGCGTTCAACTCGGCTCGCTCGGGGAAGAAGGTACTGTTCCTGTCTCTGGAAATGAGCAAACGACAGGTCTGGTTCAGGACCGTTGCGAGCGAGGGGTACAGGAGCAATCTGGGAGTAACTATCTCGGATCTCACTCAGCGGCGTTTCGGCGCTCAGGACGTATCAGAAATCAACGCTGTGATGGATGGGGCGAGGAGCCATTTGGCGACCATCCGGGTGGATGACACACGTGGTCTGTCGGCTTCGGATGTGCGCAGAGCTGCACGCCAAGCCTCTCGCGAGATGTCTGGCCTCGACATGATCGTGATCGATTACCTTGGCAAGATGCGCCACCCGGAACGGCGGTACGCGAACAAGGCTGACCTGATCGGCGAGACGACGGGCATGCTGAAGAACCTCGCCGGCGAAATGGATGTTCCGGTCGTCGTTCTGGCCCAGCTATCTCGTCAGGTCGAGCAGCGCGACGACAAGCGCCCGCAGATGTCAGACCTGCGTGACTCTGGTGAGATCGAACAGGATGCGGACGTGATCCTCTTCGTCTATCGCGAGGCCTATTACCTCGACCGCAAGCGCCCTCAGAAAGACGCTGCCGAGTACCAGGCATGGCAGGAAGAGTTCAACTGCGTTGCCCGGGTGATGGAAGTCATTACCGCGAAGCAGCGCCAAGGCGAGATCGGCACTGACCGCCTGCAGTACTTCCAAGAATTTGACGCACTTCAAGACCTGGAGCCCGATCATGGCTGATTATGAACGAGGGTATGTAGCTATCAGCCGGGGGCTCTGGGATGACCCCGAGTTTGATGACAAGGCACCGTTCACCAGACGGGAGGCCTGGATTTGGCTGATCGCTGAGGCGGCATGGAAAGACAGAAAGGTGAGCCGTGACGGGAAGCTGATCGAACTTCAGCGAGGGCAGCTTGCTCACTCGGTTCGGTTCCTCGCTGAAGCGTGGGGCTGGGGAAAGAACAAAGTGCACACTTTCCTTGGACTTTTAAAAAAACGGGGCAACGTCCGGTACGATACCGGGACAGGCGTTTCGGTCATAACAATCTGTAAGTATGACGATTTCCAAAGCGTCGGCGTCGACGGCGGGACGACTTCGGGACAGGCAACGGGACAGCGACGGGACAGCGACGGGACAAACCATAACCAAGATAACCAAGTTAATAATAATACCCCCTTTATCCCCCAAGACGATGACGATCCCGGAGAACCTGCAAAGCGTCGGACCCGGATACCTGCCAGCTTCCCTGACCGAGAGGCTATGGACGCAGCATGCGCCTATTGGCGCAAGAAGGGGCGGGCCTATCTGTGTGACCGCGTCAACACGGAGGCAGACAAGTTCCGAGCGCATCACGAGGGCAAGGGCACCAGGGCTGCATCGTGGCAATCAACTTGGAAAACCTGGTACTGCAACCAGGTGTCATTCGAGGAGCGGCGCGGTGTTCCGGCAGGCAGGCCGACCGGAGATATCCCCACAGGACCGGCCACGTTCGACCCCGAGTTGGCAGCCCTCGAACGCTGGAAGAAAACCGGGGAGTGGGTTGGAGTCCACATGGGGCCGCCGCCAGACCACCGCCGGTGCAAGATCAGCCCTGAAAAGCTCAGAGCTGCCGGGATTGAGCCTCCGACCAACCAGATGCGACTGGCGGTGAACGGATGACCAAAGCCACCCAGAACCCCGAAGTCAAAGCCCTCATCGCCAGCTATGCGCAACTGCTGATCTCTGACAAATGGACAGCCCGGCGTCAGCTTTCAGCTCTGCACTCGCTCGAGAACCTGGCTGCTCGGTGTGTCGCCATCGGCGCTGCAGGCGCTCATGTGAGCCATGACCGATTGGTCGAGGCCAGCACCTACGAGCTCTGCACCGGCATCGTCGCCGCGGTCGACCCGCGATTGGTGGACCAGTATCCGGACGTGGATCCGGCAGAGGCGATGCAGAACCTCATCCTGCAAGCCTTGGACGGGCTGGGCCATTTGGGGGAGGTGGCGTAGTGGCGAAGCGAGAAGAGACTGAGACGCACTGGGTCGCGACACCAGCGGACCCGGATCGGCCGCAAGGTCCGCGCTCCTGGGCGAAGCTCGACATGAGCCACCCGGTCGAGAAAATGCTCCGCAGGGTCTTCACCCGGCCCAATGTGACATTCGAAGAAAAGGCCCGTGCGCTCGCCCGCTACAGGGCCGCCCAGGTCTGGTACAAGCTGTTCCTGCGGGCATACGGCCTTGATGGGTACAACGCTCTGCTCGGCGATCTGGTGGACGGCTCCAGCGATCCGCAGGCCCGGCAGAATGCGATGATGGATGCGGTTCGAGAGCGCCTTTGCGTCCTCGATGTGCCAGCCATGACCACCCGCCGGTTCGACGACCTTGATTCGGTCGTAGGGTACGGAAACACGGTCACGGAGCAGGCTCGACGTTCCGGACGCGATCCGAAGACGGTGCGAGAGAGCGTGATCGCTGGGCTGGACGCGGTGAGCGGGTTTGCTCGCTGGGACAGGCAAATGCAGGCCGTTCAAGTCGTCGCTTCCTACCCTGTGAAGAACGACACGAAGAAAAAAGTCGCCTGAGCGCGCTTGACTCACCCCCCGTTTTTGTGATTCCCAACTCTACGTTCGAAGAATCCGCCCGGAGCCCAGCGCCCCGGGCGTTTTCGTATCGGGTGAAGCGCAGGAGTTCCCTCGGAGGTGGCGTCCACGTGGGAGGCTGCCAGCCGGCAAAGCGTCCCGTCATGAGGCGGGGTAGCGCCCCGGTGGTCTTAGAGTCCGGACCTGGGCACCCGACCATAGCTGTACTAGCACCGGCGGGGGATTGATCACCCCCGTCGCTATACTCGGCGCTAGTCGCAGTATGTAAATGGGATTGTGCTCGGATCCATCCAGGATGGCCCATACGGGTCCGCATTGGTGCAGAGGGACACGTTTCCGTTAGATGACGGTCTGACACCAGCGGGGCAAGCGAAGACGGCCTCGGATGTGATGTCCTCGATTGTGTAGATCTGTTCGACCGAGCACTCGAACTGACCGAGAAACACAGCAGCAGCCAAGCGAGGCACAGGGATTGGTGGTGAGGTGTCAGCCGCTCCGAAGGTCAATCCTTCGAAGACTGCGCCGCCCAGCGCTCCACCAAACGCCTCTTGCACCAAAATGGTGTCGTCCTCGGGGTGAACAGAGATTTTGTATTCGGCGCGCCCGACATGCACTGACGTTCGGCCGTCTGCATCATGGTAGGTGGAAATTCTGGCCAAGCCAGCGCAGCCAGAAACGCTGATTGCAAGGGCTGAGCAAAGCAATACACGGATCATATCGTACCCCCTTTGAAGTTTCGGCACGATAGCAATTCCCCGTGAGGTTGCAATAGGGGGCGAGGTAAGCCAGGTGGTTGGCTCGAGGTCGTCTATTTCGTGAGGCTGGAGAGCGCCAACCGGACCAACCGCCGAATAGCTTCGGGGCGATTGGGGAGGTCTTCTTGCTTCCGTCGCCAATCGTCTACGTCCTGCACATCGCCTCGGAGCATCCGGACGGTCAGTGCCATGGTATCAACTGGCGGGCGACCGATTTTCGACTTTTTGACATCATCATTTGACATGGTGAATTGTTGATGCCATAAATTGTCGAGCCGGGCAAGCGCTGGAACGCTTCACCCGGCTCTAACCGAAGCTGATCTTGGAGCGATCAACATGGCTGGTGCCGTACTTACCACATTTGTGGATGAAAATACGCCCGTGTCTCACAGATGCGGCAATATCGTCGTCAATCTCGGTGGTGTTGACGTGGTGCTGACGCGCCATGCCGCCCTGAGGCTTGGGCGAGACCTTTTCACGACCGCGAGTGAGCCTGACGAAGGCTCCGCAACCGTGCTGCCGTTCAAAGCGGCTCAATAGCAACAAACCGAACTTCCTCGCCGCCATGAGGAGTACGCGAGCACCAGCTTCACAGCGACCGGTGTTCGCGATTGCGAACCCCTGTGCGTACCGGGCTTGGCGGGCCGGTCGCTGTGGAGATTGAGATGAATGAACTGATTGTGGTGTCGTCAACCCAAATTGGCGATCAAGAGGTCAACAGCGTGAACGCCCGAGACCTGCACGAATATTTAGAGAGCGGAAACCGGTTTGCCGATTGGATTCGGGGGCGGATTACTCAGTACGGCTTCGTGGAGGGCGTTGATTTCCAGACTTTTTCGGAAAACACCGAAAAAGGTCGCCCGCGCACCGATTACGCGATCACCCTGGATATGGCCAAGGAGCTATCCATGGTTGAGCGCAATGAGAAGGGCAAGCAAGCCCGTCAGTATTTCATAGAATGTGAACGCCGAGCTCAACGCGATCCTGTCGAGGTCCTGAACGATCCGCAGGCAATGCGGGGCCTCCTTCTCACCTACTCGGAGAAGGTTCTCACTCTGGAACAGGTCGTGGAGGAAATGCAGCCGACCGTGGACGCATATGAGCGCATCGCGGTCGCTGACGGGTCCCTGAATGTCACGGAGGCCGCCAAGGCGCTGCAGATGCGGCCCAAGGACCTGTTCGGCTTCCTGTCCCAGAACGGCTGGATCTACAAGCGTCCGGGCGGTCGTCACTGGCTCGGATACCAGGCCAAGACGAACCAGGGCTTGCTGGAGCACAAGATCACGACCGTTTTGACGCCTGATGGTGAGGAGCGGGTTTCTGAACAGGTTCGTGTGACGCCGAAGGGAATGACGCGCTTGGCAAAGCTTCTTCAACCGGCGTTACGGTTGGCAGCTTAACGGTTGAAGGTTCGCGTCCAGGGCGGCAATCCGAACGCCAGCGCCGCACACGCCAACGCGACTGTCACAGATGGGCCGGTTTCAAGATATCGGTCCAGCGTACTGCGGGATATATCCAGCATCTGGGCGGCGACTTTCTTGTTGTAGCCCATGTGTTCGATCCATGCGGCGAGGTCATCGGCAGACATGGTGTCTGTCGGGTAGGGCAACGAAGGGCCTTTGGCTTGCTTGGGCATGGTCTTTCCCCTAGATTGGGGGAACCGGCCCCCGCTCTCGCGAGGACCGGCCCCTTCTACCGGCTTCGTTGATTGATCAGGGTGGCAACCGAGACAATCAACTGGGCCAGTTGAAGAAGGATGAGGGTGACTTGGTAGGTCATGCCTTGCTTCCTTCTTCTGCGTCGGGGCGGGACCATCCCGCCCCCTCAACGCCTCACTATAATGTCCAAAAATGGACACAAAAGCAAGCGCAAAAGCATCGAATTGGACATATTTTAGCGAAAATCTTGGCCGTCTGGTCGAGGTTGACGCGGGGCCATGCCTGCAGCGAGGTCATCATGAGCAAGTCGCCGCTTCCCGAAAGCATCTCGGCCCAGACCCAAGGTCTCACCCCCGGACAGGTCCAGGTGATAGAGCTCTACGGAGCCATGCTGGATCGTGCTGCGGATGCCGGGGCCACTACGGCTGAGGTCTGGACAGACGAACGGGGCATGCTTCGTGTCGAGGCGGACTTCGGGCCGATCATCATAACGGATGGCTAGCCCCGGCCGCATCCCTTGCGAAGTTCCCCACTGCGCCCGGACTGCCAAGGGAGACGCGTCCCGAAACTGGTGGATCTGCGGCGACCATTGGAAGCCCGTCCCCAAGTGGATGCGCAAGGTGCTCCGAAGCGCACAGAGGGCGCGTAACAAGACGCTGCAGTACACGACATGGCGCCAGATCAGACAGGCAGCCATCGAGGCCGCGGCGGGAATAGGTTGAACATGGCACGTCCATCTAAGAAGCAGGGCTTGGACCTTGGACAGGTCGAGAGGCTGGCGAAGCGCGGCTGGACGGATGCCGAAATGGCGGAATTTTTCGGCGTCGATCGGGCCACATGGTATCGCTGGAAGGCTTCCGACGATGCGTTTTGCGACGCCTTAAAAGACTGGAAGGCCGAGGCGGATGCCCGAGTAGAGCGGAGCCTTTATGAGCGCGCCATCGGCTATGAGCATCCGGACGTTCACGTCTCCAGCTTTCGCGGAAAGGTCACATTAACGCCCATCGTCAAGCGGTACCCGCCCGACACGACGGCGATGATTTTCTGGCTGAAAAACCGAGACACCGATAATTGGCGGGACAAGCAAGAGGTCGACCATGGCGGCCAGGTTGAAGTTCGAGGGCTGTCCGACTTCTACAATGGCAACGCTAAACCCAGCTCTTAGGGAGTTCTGGGAGACGCCGGCCCGCGAGAGGGTCCTCTACGGCGGACGTTCGTCAACGAAGTCATGGGATGCTGCGGGGTTCGCCATCTTTCTGGCTTCGACCTATCGGGTCCGATTTTTGTGCGCCCGCCAGTTCCAGAACAAGATTTCGGAGAGCGTGTACACGCTTTTGAAGATCCAGATCGAACGGTTCGGCTTGCGCGATGAGTTCGACATCCAAAAAACGACGATCACCCACAAGGTAACCGGGTCGGAGTTCATCTTTTACGGCCTGTGGCGCCACATCGATGAGATCAAGTCGACAGAGGGTGTCGACATTTGCTGGATCGAAGAGGCGCACAACCTCACCAAGGAGCAGTGGGACATTCTGGAGCCCACTCTGCGTGGTGAGGGGTCTCAGTTCTGGATCGTGTTCAACCCACGATTGGCGACCGATTTCGTTTACCGGAGGTTCGTGCTGGGCTGTCCGGGCACCAAAATCGGCGAGCGAGTGTTCGGTGAGGTCGGCGGAACAATCCGGCGCAAAATCAATTTCGACGAGAACCCGTTTCTCTCCGAGACCATTCGCAAGGTCATTGCCAAGAAGAAGGCGGAAGACGCGGACGAGTTCGCACACATCTACCTTGGTGAGCCGCTAGAGGACGATGACCGCGTCATCATCAAGCGATCATGGATAAATGCCGCGATCGACGCCCACAAAAAGCTTGGGATCACGCCGAAAGGAAAGCGTCGAATCGGCTTTGACGTAGCGGACAGCGGCGCGGATCTGAATGCGAGTGTCCTCACTCATGGAATCGTAACGACCCGGGTAGACGAGTGGAAAGGGCGTGAAGACGAGCTCCTAAAGTCCGCGAGCCGAGTTCATGCCCTGGCGCGCGAGAATGATGCGGAAATCGATTACGACAGCATCGGTGTCGGGGCCTTTGCTGGAGGGCATTTCAAGGCGCTGAACGAAGAGCACAAGATCAGCATTCCGTATTTCAAGTTCAACGCTGGTGGTGCTGTTGTGCGCAAAGAGCGCCGTATCGACCCGGATGACCCAAAGTCTCCGCTGGCCGGTGATTATTACTCGAACCTGAAAGCCCAGGCGTGGTGGGAGGTCAGCGGTCGGTTCCGCAAGACCTTCAACGCAGTGACGAAGAGCGAGCCGTATCGGGAAGAGCAGTTGATCTCGCTCTCTAGCGAGTGCGGCCACCTCGATGCGCTCATAGATGAATTGGCGACGCCTATGCGAGATTTCGACAATGCCGGCCGCGTCAAGGTCGAGAGCAAGAAGGACTTGGGTAAGAGGGACATTCCGTCGCCGAACAAGGCGGACGCCCTGATCGCAGCCTATGCACCTCGCGGTGGATACACCTACGGCATGATGGAGGTCTTGTGATGTTTCTCGACCGGCTCGTTAACCTGGTCACTGGCCTCGGTACGTCCAAGGACAAGCGCTACAGCACTGCGTTCCAGCTGAATCTGGTCACTCAGGACGAGCTCGACGCTGCGCACCGGTCCGACTGGCTGGCCCGCAAGGTGGTCGACATCATTCCTGCGGACATGCTGCGCAAGATGCGTCTCTGGCAGGCCGAGAAGGACCAGATTGAGGCGCTGGAGAAGGCGGAAAAGGCTCTGGGCCTTCAGTTCAAGGTGAAATCGGCTCTGCAACTTTCTCGACTGTACGGCGGCGCGGGCATTGTGATGGGCGTGAGAGGGGCGGAGTCGGGCAAAGAGCTGAAGCCGGACACGGTCCGCAAGGGTGACCTGCAATATATTCACGTCCTCAGCCGCTATGAGCTTTCTGCCGGCGGGGAGATGATCCGCGATATCGAGTCCCCGTGGTATGGCGAGCCGGAGTATTATCAGGTCACCACGACAGGCAATCAGCCTCTTCGCATTCACCCATCCCGGGTGGTGCGCTTTGATGGTGCGCCGATCCTCAACCGGGACGCCCAGACCGACGGGTGGGGCGATAGTGTCCTGCAGGTCGTCTATGACGCCATTCAGAACGCTGCGTCTAGCCAGGAACATGTCGCGGCGATGATTCCTGAGGCCAAGATCGACGTCATCCACGTCCCGGGCCTGAGCGACCAGCTGAGCACACAGGAAGGCACTACACGGCTGACCAACCGCTTCCAGTTGGCTCAGACCATCAAGGGTATGTTCGGATTTACCCTGCTTGAGGGAAATGGCGTTGATGAAGGTGAGGTCTGGCACCAAAAGACCATGAACTTCGCCCACTTCCCGGACCTCCTGCAGAACTTCCTGCAGGTGGCGTCTGGTGCGGCCGACATACCGGTGACCCGGCTCTTGGGCCAGTCTCCGGCGGGCATGAGCGCGACCGGCGAAAGTGACCTCAAGAACTACTACGACAACATCGCAGCCCAGCGCGACAACGACCTAACGCACCGTCTTGCCCGTCTTGATGAGGTGCTCATCCGAAGCGCCCTCGGTTCGCGAGA